CAATCAGGCTGCTATTGCTTTAGGTAAATCTGCAGCAGAGCTTGGCGAGCAGATGAAGAAAGGTTTAATACCTGCTGATGATGCTGTGCAGAAGATGATGGCTCGTATGGCAGAAGCTTTCGGCGGCGCTGCTTTCCAAAGAGCTTCTTCTAATTTAAATGCAGAGCTTGGTAGATTAAGCACTGGCTGGACACATCTTGCTGAGAATGTTTATAAAGCTACTGAAAGTTCTATGACAGCTTCAGTACGCTGGGCTACTTCTTTGACAGAGAGTTTTGCAAAATTAACTAGTAATACTTATGACACTGAAAGAGCAATATCACAGTTAGGTATTACTCTTACTGTAATTGCTGCAGGAGCGTTGGGTAAGGCTGCAGGAGCTGCACTAAGTGCAAGTACGGCATTAGCTTCTACCGGTAGTGCTATAACTGCTTTGGGTATTATTGCAGCTAGGTTTGCTCCAACAGCACTGCTGATAGGTCTTGGTACTATAGTAGGAAAAGCTCTTGATGCTAAATTTGCTCTGGATGACGCACGAGAAGCTGCTAAGAAACTTATTGAAGCTAAAGAAGCTGCTGCAAGAGGCCCGGAAGCTAAAATAGCTTTTGATGTGGAAGCTGATCCAGAAGTGCAAAGGCTTGTAGGCCATTTTAAAGAATTAACTTCAGCTAAAAAAGACTGGGATCGTGAAGCTGGACAAAGAAAGTTACTTAATGGACTAACTTTGTTAGGTGTTAAGGAAGATCCTACAAAGCAATTAGTTGCTGTAGAAGAGGCGCTTAAAGCTAGAAGAAAACTATTAACCGAAGAAGCTAATAAAACTGTAAATGCTGCTCCTAAATCTTTTGAAAAAGCTGATCTATCTACTATAGCAGCTGATGTAGAAATTGCTAATCTGGAAAGAGTAGGTAGAGCAAAGGAAGCAGCTCAGAAAAAAGAAAGAGCTTCTCAAGCTGAAGATAGAGCAAAACTATTAGAAGCAAAACAGCAAGCTGAAGCAGCTTTGAAAAAAGGTGGTTTAGATGATGCAGCTTTGAAAACAGCAACAGCTCAAGTAGCAGAATCTGAAAGACTGCTTAGTGAACTGGAGAAAAAAGCTTTAGCTGCCGGTGACACTATTAAAAAGAAAGGCGCTGGTGCTGCAGTAAAAGCAGGTTATACTGACATTAAAACAGGATTACAGGATGAGAAAAATGCTGTAGCAGAAAGTCTGCAAGAGTTAGAAACTCAGTACAGTAATAATGTAATAGCTATCAGTGATTACTATGCTAAAAAGAAAGCACTACAGCAAGAAGATTTAGCTTTACAAATTCAAGTAGCTAGAGAGCAAAATGCTGCAGCTGTTGCACAGAAAGATGTAGGTAGGATTTCTTCTACAGAATTGCAACTTAAAATTCTGTTAGGCAAACAAGCTAAAATCTCTGAAGAAGCTTTACGTGGTGAGACTGCAGCCTACCAAGGATTGCGTGGTGCAATCTCTGATATCAATTCTGAGTATCAACAAATGCTTGGGAAAGATAGTAGTGCTCAGTTAATTGATTTCCAACAGAAGTATCGTGAAAGTATTGCTAAACTTACTCAAGAGAAAAATGGAGTAAATACTACTGCACAACGTAAAGCAGAAATTGATGCCACTCTGAAGCAGTATGATGCGCTGGAAGGTTACAATCAAAAACTTGCACAATCACAACAAGCAGTTACTTCTTACTCTCTAGCAAAAGAACATTTAGCTTTACAGGAAGAACGAATTCAGAATAATCTAAAGCTTGGTGCTGTCTCCGAAATTGAAGCTTTGTACCAAACACAGCAAGCAAGAAAGTCTGCTTTAGATTCTATGAATGCTTACATAACTGCTAGGGAACAGGCTCTTGCAGGTTTACCAGAAGATAATGCTGAAGTACGTTCCATCAGAAGAATTAGAGAAGAATGGAAATCTCTTTCAGCTGAAACAAGTTTAGTAGCTTCTAAATTTACAACTATTTTAGGTAACAACTTCTCACAAGGTCTGGTAGATTTTGCAACCAGATCAAAAACTGCAGGTCAAGCTTTCAGTGCTTTTGCTTCAGGTGTTCTTAATGATCTTGCTAAAATAGCTGCACAAGAAGCTACTTCACAAATTATGAAGTTGATTATTTCCGCTGCTGGATCAGCTTTCAGTAGTACTGCAGTAGATTCCTTCGGAGCAAATGCTTCTGGTAGAATTATGCCACAAAGCAAAAAAGGTAATGTAGTAGAATTTCGTAGAGGTGGTATTCCAGATATTGGAATGCAACGACAAACTTTTCAATTTAAACGTGGTGGTGTAGGTAGCTTGCGTGAAGATGGGCCAGAGGCTATACTACCTTTAAAACGGGATGCTAGTGGAAATCTGGGCGTTAAACAAGTAGGTGGAGGTTCAGCAGGAGGTAATGTCTACAATATTTCAGTACAAGTTACTGCTAATAAGAATGACTCTGCAGATGAAACTGGAATGAAGATTGCCAGAGCTATGATGAAAACTATAGCTAGAGAAGAAATCTCCAATGCTACACGCGCAGGTAATACTCTGAATAAAACTACTAAATTTGGGTAAGTTATGACTACGATAAGTATGCCAGTTCCTGGTAAAATAAGTTTGAATATAGATATGGAATTAACTTTCAAGGAAGTTACTGCAAATTTTGGAGATTCTCAGCAACAAGTTTCTCCTTTAGGTATTCATCCTATGGTAGAGTTATGGCAGATTACCTGGGCACCGCTTACGCAAAGCGAGTATCAAACAATCCTTGCTGCAGTGCGAAGTGTAGGTACTTGGGGTAAAATACTGTGGACACCTGAAGATGAAACTGTAGAAAGAACTTTCAAAATAAAGTCAGGAACTTCTTTCCGCAGAACACGTATTGCTAGAAGGCAGTATCAAGCAACATTAACGCTAGAAGAAAACTTTAGTGTAGGTTAATTATGAGCTTAGAACAAGAAGTAAATTCATCAGAAACTTCGCCGTACGTTGAGTTATTTATAATAGACTGTACGATAATAAATAAACCTATTTATTATTTTACTACAGGAGCTGCTTCAGTGACTTTCAATGGGCAAGTTTATACTGGAATGGGTATAAGACTTACTGGTGTAGGAACTAACTCTTCCACAGCACCAGCTCGTCCTACGCTTGAAGTACAAAATCTTGTTGGTCTTGATGGAGCTTTTCTGAAACTATTTGGAACACTCTGCTTTGAAAACGAAGATATGGTAGGGGTTGAAATTACCTACATCAGGACTTTTCAAAACTTCTTAGCTTCTGGATTTTCTGCACCACCACTCAAGTACACAATAGGTAAAAAACTTTCACATAATAGAACTGCAATTAAGTTTGAACTTCGCAGTCCTTTAGATAGAGACAGATCTTTCTTACCAAAACGCAGAATGTTGAAGAAAGATTTTCCTGGTTTAGGTATAAATAAAAGGGTAGGTTAGTATGGAACTTTCTATAACTCAGTGGACTGCTATTGAAGATTATACTCTTGCGCAGTACCCAAAAGAAATGTGTGGAATTATTCTGAAAAGTACTGAAGAGTTTGTTCCACTGGAAAATTCACATGAAATTCCAGAAAGTGCCTTCAGTATTCTACCAGAACATTTTGCAAAGTATCTTGGTGATATTGCTGCAGTACTGCACTCCCATTGTACTTCCAAAGTTCAACATGAAGTATTCGATCTGCGGACTCCATCCTATAAAGATATTGAAATGCAGAAAGCTTCTGGTATTCCATGGGGTATTGTAGGTTGTGAAGGTTTTACAGTTTCTTACCCAATCTGGCTGCCTAGAAAACCTAAACAAAAATACCTAAACCGCAGATTCATTTGGTTTATAGATGACTGCTACTCCTTAGTGCAGGATTATTATTTATTTGAACTAGATATTCAACTTCCAGATCATAAAGCTACAGAAGATTTTGCCCAACTACGTAACTTCAATAATCTGTTTGATGCTCACATTCTTGACTATGGATTTCAGCAGCTTCCAGTAGATACTAAATTAGAAAAAGGTGATTTACTTCTGCTAGATAATGCCGGAGGTAAACGTAATCATCTCGGCATCTACACTGGAACAGGTATTCTTCATCAGTCTCTAATAAGCAAAGAAGAATCTTTAGAACATTTTGTTAATAAATTCCATATGGTACTGCGGCATGAAAGTAAAATTATTTAAAAATCTAAATGAATGTGATGAGTTTGAAACTTCTCTTACTGACATTAGAGATATTTTATCTTTCATAAAGCTCAGGACTTCTAAAGAATTTCTTGAAAATTTCTTAGCAAGGAAGTATAAATATGTTCTTTATTCTGAAGTTGAAGGAATTGAACCAGTTGCTCTTGAACCTGAGATCATAACTTCAACTTTAAGTATCTATGACACTTTGTTAATTATTCCAGAATTTGAAGGTGAGATTCCTGCAGTAGCTGTAGCTGGTATTATTGGTGTTGGTACTGTAACCGCGTCAGGCGTTTTAGTTGCTACTACAGCACAACTTATTCTAATTTACGCTATTACTGCTATTGTTAATATTGCAATTTCTCTAGCAATAAGTATGATTACTCAGGCACTCTCCCCAACACAAGAGTTTGCTTCTGATCCTGCTATGGCACAAACTAAACAGTCCAGTCTATTCAACGGTGCTCCAATTATCAGAGAACAAGGTGGTATCGTACCACTCTGTTATGGTGAAGGTTTTGCTGGTGGTGTTTTAATTTCTTCCTCTCTTACAAGTACACAGGGTTAATTATGCAAGAACTAATTTTAGCAGGTGAAGGAAAAGGCGGTGGCGGCGGACATACACCAGTCGAACTTGATGATACTCTGCGTAGTAAACAAACTTTAAGATTACTTTTTGCTGTAAGTGAAGGTGAAATTGATTCTGTAGAAGATATCTATCTGAATAAAGTTTCAATTTCAAAATACACTGGTACTTGGGGTTGGAAACCTGGAACATCTAATCAAGAAGTTATACCTGGGTTTATTAATGTAGAAAGCCCGCAATCACAAGCAAATGTAGAAATAACACAAGCGAATCCATTTACGCTGTCAGTTCCTTCTGATGTAGATGCCGTAAGATTTACTTTAGTAACTCCGGTGCTGCGTGCCTTGCAGGAAAACAAAGACCTTGGTGGCGCTTCGATAAAATTAAAAATCTACACCAGGCCTACTGACGATATTGGCGGCCCTTCTTTTACTTTCATAAGAAACGCCAATAAATCTGGTAAAGCTTCAAATCCTTATGCTTGGGATGTTTTAGTAGAACGCCCAGCTGATGTAATACCTGGAGATTTCTGGCAAATCCGTATCACTAGAAATAACCCAGTTTTATCAGGTACTGCAGGTTCAAATAGCTGTAATATAGCTGGTGTAACTCACATTTGGTATAAACAACTTAATTACCCAAGAACTGCACTTATCTGGGCCATACTTACAGATGCAGATGAATTTGGTAGTAGTATTCCTGATGTAGTTTTCAAAGGCCGCTGGATTAAAGTTAAAATTCCCTCTAACTACACCCCTTGGGTAGTAGGGAGCAGCACACCAGCATCTTACTCTGGTACCTGGGATTTAACTTTCACAGCTACAGAACACTGGACAAGTAACATCGCCTGGGTGATTTTTGACGTTCTTACTAACCAGTACAGAGGTCTTGAAATTCCAATTGCCGATGTAGATAAAGTTTCTTTCTATGAATTGTCGCAAGTTGCAGATCAGCTTATCTCTGATGGCAAAGGTGGCTGGTGCCCAAGATATAGTATAGGAAATCAATACTACACTAGGGAGACTGCAGTAAAAACTTTGAGTGAGATGCTGGCTTTATGCAACGCT